GAATGCAGCAAGCTCCAGTTTTTCGGTAATAGCGCAATGTCGTTCCCGGGATCAATTTTACTGAGACTCGATTTCCAATTTCTGGCATTCCGTGATATTTCGCGCGCAACCGCGATGGCAGTCTCTCTTCGAAGCAAGTGTTCCTCAAGTGATTTTTGCTGAAGCTCCGCGAGCGAGTCCTTTGCAGACTTCGCCTGTTCGCGAGCTGCATCCGCAGCGTTATTAGCGGCACGTAAATTCAAGAAATTGAAAACGGAAAGAATCAAAATAGAAGCCGCGCCGACGATCGAGCCGATGGCGGTCCAGCCGGTTGCCGTAAAGAAAAAGAACTTATCGGGGCTGTCCATAGCAATTGGGCGGCTTTCAAAAGACAACGGCTATAAACGGAAAGCGGCCAGCGTCTTCCCCAGTGAGCTTGGCGTCCATGGGACGATGCGGCTTCCCAACCGCAAAGAAGAACTGGCGCGAAATAAGTGTACGCCTCATTTGGGATGATCCTCGTCCTCCGGTTTGTACCACGGCTCCTTGCGCTGCGGGAAGAAAGAAAAAGCCGCCGTCCCGGGAATACACCGGAAGAAATCGGCGGCGCAAAAGATATTTCTTTTGGCTTTTCTGAAAATAGAAGGTCATAGAATGTTTCGACCATTCCGACCTGTGAACCTTTTGGGCGAGGTCCCCATAAACCCGCCTATCAAGTGCTACGGGAGATTGGGGCGTTTCGTTACGCGCCGATGATCCTTTCAAGCGCCGCGCAGGACCATTGGGAAATATAGCCGTGTTCCAAAGACCATAGGGACATATCGACGGCGGGGATGGCTTCGGTCGCAGTCCCCTGAATGCCCGATTGCGCCTGCCGCGCCGCCCATGTGGCGTCTTGGAACTGCGCCGGGCCGCGGCTCATCTTGTGATTGCTATCGAGCTCGGAAACGTCCCTGCCGCCGCTTTCGCAGGCCAAAATGTACGGAAGAACGCTTTCGGCCTGATCCGGGCTTAAAACAGCGTTTTTGGCGAATGCGTGGCCGCTATAGGGCGGTCGGGGGCCATACTTGGCGAAAAGCTGCTGCGCTTCCTCAAGGATGCCTATTTCCGGTTGAAAAATGACCACAGGAGAGGCTGTAGAGGCAAAAGCGGGCTGGACGCTAGAACGGGCGGCTGGGAGGCAAAAAGGGACTAAAAATGCCAAAAACAAGGGAATCCATAGGCGTTTCATGGGGGTGGCCGGTACTCTCACTCACGGCCTGCGCTGATTCGCGCTGCCGCCACATTGAAGGGCGGCGGATGGTTTGGGGACCCTTTTAGGATGACAGCTCCACGCAGGATTGCAATACGTCTATTGGAGGGATTCGATGAGCGATTGGAGCCGTTCTTTCCCAGCGCGCAAATCGTCTTTCAGGCGAACGGCCTCTTGAGCCTCTGCTGGCGCGGTCAGAAATTTGAGAGCCCCCGCTGCGCGGCTCGTTTCTGTATCGAAGAGCCACGCAAGTTCTTTTAGTCGATCAACGAGAATAGATCGGACAATGATACGGTCGGCTGGGCAACCCAATAAGTCGTACATCTTGAGTTCAGCGTTCGCGGCGGCCATCCGGTCTTCCGCCATTGCGGCTATACCCTGATAAAAATTTAGCGCTTCGAATTCGTCACCGTGAGCGGGCTGCTCCATCGAACTGAAGTCCTTCGAGTAGTTGTCGAAAAGCTTCACCTGCGGCTCAAGATCATGTGGATTTACTTTGCTTTGCCCCTTGGCACTGAACGAAGAAAACGTTGCCACAATGATAAGCAATCCCACTCTTGCCACTATCATCTTTCGAAGCCTTTCCCCTTGATCTTCTATCCGGCAAGAACCAAGAATACTCCGAAATGCCAAACACAGGCCGCAAATAAAACCCCCGATCAAGCGTCGGGGGGATCTGAAAAGATTGGGATCGGGAACTTTTGCCGAAGTTCCTCGATTTTGGATTTCAAACACGGCTTTTCGATGGTGTTGTGGAAGGTGAATTCAAAGGGCTGCCCAGACTTTTCGAGATGAACGGTCGTGAAGTCATCGGGCAGACACGATTCATAGCAGTAGTCGCAAATGACTGTGCGGCCGATGACCATGCGTCCTCATTTTCTGACCACGATGAGCTGATAGTCGGGGTCGAGGTAATGCCGGTTGATCTCCTCCGCGATCTTCTCTGCGGGGAAATTGGAAAACAAAACGTGCCAAGCTTCATGCTTCTTCGGAGGCAGGCGCGAGATGTTGTTCTTCTCGGCCGTACCTCCGAGCGAGCGGGGCTTCCGGTGATGGCGCGTCAGGCCGCTGGTTGATCGAGGCATGGCGCGCTCCCCGTGATCGGCGCGTGGCAGTTCGGGCATGTGACGCTTTTTTGCGCGATGCCGTACTGCTTTGCTTTCCGATAAGCGCCCGTCCTGCTGATGCCCAAGAGGCGGGCGGCTCCGACGACGCTGCCGGTCTTCTCCGTCGCCTTCGTGAAGGCGATCCGTTCGAGCGCCGACAGGTTCAGGGTGTCGGGATCGGGCATGGCACACCTCATGGCGAGATGGCATGCCATTGATCCCATCGCATAGGCGCGTTCGGCAAGCCGGAGCGCGTCCAAGGTGCCTCCCCGTACGGCGCGGGAGAGCGATTTCAGCGTGTGAAGGTCGGTGTCTGGGATCATGGCGGCCCTCAGTTCACCCCGGCGAAGAACTCGCCGAGATTGGCCGTCGCCCGGAACTGGGGCAGCGGTTCGAGAACCTTGAACGCGGACGTGAAGGCGTTCTGGAGCGACCACACGTTCCGCGGCTCGAAGTCGGGATACTGCGGCTTGAAATACGCAAGATCCACGAGCTTCGCAAGGTGCTTCGGGGCTTCGAGTTTGCCGGCGATGAAAGCGTCGTAGATGATCGCCTTCGCCCGGTCGTCCGTAAGCTGATCCGCTTTCCAGCGCTCCACCTGTTCGGTGAGAGGCTTAAAATTCCGCTGGATGCGGTCGATGCCCAAGGCGATCGAGTCCATGATTAAGAGCTTCTTCGTGTGCTTGGCCTGAATGGCGAAGAACTCGCCGTTGAAGGCCATGTTGTCGCACACGAATACCCGGATGCCCGAGACCATGCCGAACCGCATGGACTTGTCGTTCGCGTTCCTGATGCCGATCGAGAACCGGAAGTCCTGCGTTGAGGTCGCGAGATCAAGCACGCCGAAGAGCTTCATGCCGTCTTCCGAGACCGCGTATTCGTCCCGGACGATGGAGAGCTGGCGCCGGGCCAATGCCTCATGGACTTCGTCCACGAGATCGGCATGTTTGATTGGTTTGAAGGTGTCCGTCGCTTCCGGCGGAAGGATGGTGACAAGTTGATCGCGCGAGAGTTTACTGGCTCCCGCATGGGCGATGAGCTGGTCCATTGAATTCTCCTTGTTGTGAAAGGGCTAGAAGGGCGCTTGTGCCGTTTAGCAGGGGAATCCTGTCGAGGAGAATTCCTTTTTCAAACGCCCAGCGCTATCAAGAAATGTCCATCGCGCGCGCCGGGTCTTCCCAGACCGAGGAACGCTTCCTGATAGCGCTGGAAGTTCAAAACATCCCAAGGACTTTCAAGTGCGGACGTAAGCGCCCTGCGCTGGATCGGTGCCGGGTCGAAAGCGGCACCTCACCAGCACGGGACGCTCGTCCCGCGTCTTATTGCTGCGCTGCCGGAGGGTTGGGCGCTTTCGCCGATGCGACGGCGGTGTTCACGTCGTTCACGTGGAACACGATAGAAACGACAGAGAGGATAGTGCCAAGGACTGCGGACACATTCTGGGGTACGACGTTCAGAATCGCGTTACCGGCAAGGACGACGCACGTCGCGATGAGCGTCCATGTGGTCTTTGAAAGTTTCATTGTTGTGAATGGAAAGGTTTCGACCTTTGACCTTAAAGCTGCCCGACCTCTTTTTGAATGAGGCCCGCAGCTTGCTCAATGTCGTTGATGATCTGCTGGATGATCGAATTCTTCTCGGGCTGCGTAAGCGTCGGATGGTTCACGACGGCCTGCACCGAAGGCGGCATCTTATAGAGCACGATCGCGTTTTTCACGAACGGAATGTAGTTCTCTTGGAAGTACCCGAACCCGCTCTCGCCCCACTCGGTGCTCCACGAGTTCGCGAACCAGATGTTCGTCTGGTCGTACCTTCCGCCGATCGCGAAGAAGTGCGCGTCGATGACTTCCTTCGGCGGCCGGATCGGGAGCACTTTGGCTGCGGCCCACGAGGTCGTTCCGTCCGGGGCGGTGTACCATTCCTCGCCGACTTGGGCTTCCACGATCACGGTCTTGTATTTCACGATCGCGGACTGTAGGCCGCTCCATGAGAGGTCGGTGAGCATGAGCGGAATCCATCCGGCCCGGGCGAGCGCGTCTTGGATCGCCTGCGGCGTGGCTTCCGAGTACGGGGTCGCGTTGCCGTCCGGATCGGTTGTCGTATTCCCGTCATCAGGAAAGAGCGTATCGAGGCACGAGCCGGCGTTCTGGGCTGCCTTCCCGATCGCGGTAATGAACGTCCCTGCCTCGTTTGGAACGCCGTCCACGGTCTTCTCATAGGCGTACGAAAAGCTTCCGGAGAGCTTTTCGTTGAGGCTCAAGAGATACGCAAGTGCAAAGGCGAGCGAGTATCCTCCGCACTCAGGAGACTGGCTCTGCATAAGGATGGGCGCCGTGAAGAATGCGGGATCTTCGTAGGTTGCCGGCGGGACAGCAGGGGCAGCCGCGGCGACAAGTTCTTCACCCGTTCTTGTGTAGGGGATCGCTCCTAATTTCTTGAAGCGGAAGGGTTCCATTGATGTTCAGTGTGAGTGATTGGCGGATTTCCGCAAGTGTGGATAATCAGTGCGGCCCGAAGATGATGGCGAGGATGCCGATCGTGATCGTGATAATCGCAAGGAACACTTTCGCGGATACGCTGAAGCCCTGACGCGTTCCCGCTTGGAATTTCTCGTCGCCGAGTATCTTCCCGAAAAGGTCGTCGTGCTTTCCCACGCGGCCGTTGAGGGTGGCGAGGTGATTGTTGACCGCCTCGAATCCTTTGATCGTGATCCCGCGAAGTTCCGCGATCTGCTGGGCGAGCTCGAAGTCGGTCTGATGTGGTAATTGCTTTGAAGATGATGTACGTCGCGGCGGCATGGAATTAGGAATTTACGGTGAATGCATAAGGAGTCGGGATGTAAATGCCCGCAACGCCGAAATGCGTCACCGAAACGTTGTATCCGCCGCCGGTATTCTTGATGTAGAGCTGGACCTCATCGCCGGCTGCGAGCGAGAGTGAGTCAGTGAATGAAACTGGGGACGTGCTGCTCGACGAGTGGGTTGTTCCCACCGCGATGCCGTTCTTGTACACGAGAAAATCACCCGTCGCCGATCCTGAAGCTACGTAACCGTCCGTGATGATGGTATAAGTCCCGGATGGAAGCGACGCGGGGCAGGTGAACTGATGAACCTGCGTGTATGTTGAGCTCGTCGTGTTTGCTGCGCCGCAGTCGACGATGAGGATATTCCCGCTTGTTGGGTCGTAGATGCCGGCGCCTAGCGTACCGCTTACGGGAATAGTCCATTGAGGGTTCGCGCCTGATCCTTGGGTTTCAAGGACGTACCCACTCGTGCCGGGCGCGAGGGTCACCCATGAGGATCCGTTGAAATAGAGAAGGTCGCCCTGAGCCGGACTGGACGGCGCAAGAATGTATTCCCCGTAAGGGTTCGAGATTGTCGGGCGCACGTCATTGTAGATGTATCCTTCGCCGCTCTGTTGATTCTCATTGTCGTAGAGCGCGGTTTCGCTGACGACGTTGTAGAGCTCGCAAATCGGGACGACGCCTGTCGGATAGGCGGGAGCGGAAGGTGACGTGGATTCCGTGCCAGTCGTCCACGCGAGCGTTCCGGACGAATTGATCGTGAGGACATCGATGCGCGGATGAGAACTGGGAGCCGTGACCGTCGGTGTCGAGCCGCCGGTAAAAAGATAGCGCGTTCCGCCTATGTAATACGTCCCGTCTTCCACATAGAGCTGCATCGTCTGTGCCGTCCATGAACCGCCCGTGACGGTGGTCGAAGCCGTAAAGCTCGTAAGGGCGCCCGAGATCCCGTTCACATTCTTGTTGAGCGAAAACGGGACGATGCTCGTGGACGAGCCCGGCAATGCGTACCCGCAATATTGGAGAAGCGTCTGGTTTCCTGCAGAGGCCGCAACTTGCGTCGCGCTCGTGAGATCGGGACGCCTTAGGAAGTTCACGAGGTTCAGCGCGGTCGCTGCGGCGGACGCGCCGATGAGGACATTGTTCGCGGTTGACCCGATTGCTGAAACGAAGGTGATCACAATCGCGGTGCCATTGATCGTAAGCGTAAGGGTATGGGTATTCGCGGGATTGGTGGGAAGTGCGATCGCGCCGAGCTGCTGATGCGCCAAAAGGAATCCGCCGCCGCGCGCGTCGTCGCGCCGGTCATTGTGATGGGAAGCCAAGATGTTCTGGTCGGTGCCGATTGGCCGGGATTTCATGTCAGTTGGAAATAGCTATATCGATTTCCAAAGTCGTATCAACGCCAGCAGACTTTGAATAGCCGGAAGCGAACAGCGCGTGGTTGAACATATTGCCGGAACCGATGCTTGAATCTCCGCCGATAAAACTTCCGCATTCGTAGTAGGTCTCGTTTGCAAGCACCGCATCAGGGAAGAAGAACTGGAGCTGCGCGGTGTTCAATCCGAAGTCGGCCGCGTAGGAGACGGCCGCGCGGTTCGTTGGGGTTGTAAGGGCGGTGTCGCCGGCCGCGGGCGTAGTGTTGCCCGTTCCGATCTCGCCCCACGCGATTCCAAGCGGGAAATTGAAGGTGCCCGTATAGCCGCTGATCAGGTACTGCACGAGGATGTCGATACCGTAGTTCGGTGAATCGACGATCAGATTCTCCTGTCTCACTTCCTCCTTCCCGTCTTCAAGGAGCTGTCGGGCAAGATCGAGCTTGCCGAGGGACTTGAGCGTTTCGTAGCAATGAATGGTCCCCGCCGGGTGTGAGCGGATGATGATGGTGCCTTTGATCTTCAGGCCGTCGGACGATTGCATGGGTGGTGCGGGTTTTAATAACTATAGGGTGCGCCGCCGATTTTTACTATGTGGAGAACTGGTTGTTGTCGATTATTCCCATAGGTTGCGGTCTGCTTGTGACAGTCGCGACAAAGTGTGATGCCGTTCTCAAGAACCAATCGGAGCCGCGGGTATTTTGCGAACGCGTAGATGTGATGTGCCTCTAAGCGCCCTCCTCGCTCACCACAGTCAAAACAACGATAATCATCTCGTTTGAAGACTGCCTCTCTCCAATCGCGATAAGCCTTCAATCGTTTGAAGCGTTTAGCGGCTTCCTCTTTGCGACCTTTAAAATCGAAATTCCGCTTTTGGGCGGCGAGTTTCTTTGCAACCACTTCTGGGCGCTTCATGGAGCTGGGAATATTCGCGAGACTTTGTTTAATGCGAGCACGGTGCTCGGGGCTTAGCTTTCTGCCCCTTAAGGGGGAAGGACCATAATTGCGATTGTTGTTCCAAATCGCAATTCCGAGCGTGCGACAAGGAATCGAACAAAATCGTTTTTGTCGAAGACGTAATGGCTTTCTGCAAATTTCGCAGGGTTTACCTTTCATGAGTGTTTTAATCGCTACGAATAGGAAGAAAAGCCATAGCGCGCTTGTGGAGAACTCGGGCCGTAGACGTAGGGTCGCGAAGCTCCGGTGGCAGTCACTGTATCCGCGAGGACGAGTGTTTCGGGCGCGTATTCGAGATTTTCCGTGATCGTGTCGTCCGAGACGTCCGTCTGGGTCTGCTCCTGCTGAAGGATCGTCGTCATGAGGTCAGTGAAGGTGACATTGTCCGACCCGATGCACTCGACCTGATATTCGAGCATTCCGTTGATATTGAGCCCGTCGTCGCCGGGAGCATAGCCCACGGCTTCGATGCGCTTGATCACGAGGTTGTAGTTCGTGATGCCCATGGCCGGGACATTGACCTTGATCGTTTGCCCGATCTGGCAGCCGGCGATGAGCGTGTTGAATTTCACATCGTAGACCGGGTGGCCGAACTGGAGGATTTGCGCCGTCGCGCGGAGCTGCGCCTCGGGAACGGACGTGATCGTGGAGTCCGTGATGACGCCCTGCCGCTCGCCGTAGAGAGCGATGCTCGCATTGTTTGAGGCGTGAGCAACGATCGGAACTTGCGCCGTGCCAAAGATCTTCACGACGCCGCCGCCTGACGGAGCGCCGGCGGTGAACTGGATGAACCGTCCGGAGTCGCTATAAAGAACCTGCACCGTGGAGGGGTCGGTCACTTGGTTCAGCACGCCGACCGTCTGCGGCGTGCCATTCAGTTCGACGACGATCGTGCTTGAGCTATATGCGTAAGCGACCGGGAAGGTGTTCGCCGTCCCGTTCGTCGGGTACACGTCGTTCGTTGTGGACGCGGTAAACATGACGGGCAAAGTGCCGCCGATCACGTACACGCTGTTCTGCATGTTCGTAATCTGGAGATCGATGTCGAGCGAGTTCCACTCGACTTCGCCGGAGGTCGCGTCCACGGTGATCGGAGCGACGCCTCCATCGCCTACCGCACCGCCGCCGTCGCCGTCGTCCACGTCGCCCAAGAAGAAATACACCGTCTTGTCGGGTCCTATGAACCAGTCCCAGCCGATGAGCTTCGCGAGCGATTGGAGCGCCTTCGACGGCTGCTGATAATTGAACTTGATGGTCTCGACGAGGAAGTTGCCGCGCTGGACGCCGTCGAGGTTAAATCCTTTGCCTGCACAAAACGTATTGATAATGTCGGCGACGATGTCGGCCGGGTCCATCCCGGCGTAGTTCTTTTTCACCAAAGTTCCGTCGAGCAAAAACCCATAATCCGTGGCTGTGATCTGCCATGTGATCATGAGCCCCGAGATGATCGGTTCCACTTCGGTACAGGTTCCGCCCCAGATGAGTCCGGTCGAATCGTAGAGCTCGATCGTGTCGCCGATCGCGGGGATAGTTTTCGCGGGATAGGTCTGGCCGACACCCTGACGGACGTTGAAGGTGAACGTTCCGGTTTCCTTCGTGAGCACGCTCACGGCGTCGATCGATTTCCAATCGACGGATTTTGAAATGTCCGTGCTGTTATCGAGGATCTTCACGGGATTCGCCATCTTACGGGGCGTAGTTCCTTACTCTGAGCTGGGTGACGATCGATTTCGCCAACAGGTCGCCGATTTGCTTGATCGCGGACTGGTCTGCCGGGAAGATGCCGCCGTTAATATTGATCACAATTTGTTGGCCCCCACCCGCGGCTCCGCCCATTTGGGAGAGCGGTACGACAGCCTCCGGACCGGCTTCACCGATCAGCGCCAAGGTCGGCTGCGTCACGAAGCCGCCATCCGCGAGCATGGGAATGTTGGGAATACTGAAGCCGAGATTGACGGCGGGCGTACCTAGCTTGGTGCCGGGGATGGCAATGGAGGGTATTGAAATGTGGAGCGCGTCGAGCGCATTGATGAAAGCGTTGATTGCACTGATGACGTAATCGACCCCGGTCTTCACTGTGTTTTGGATGGTGGTCCAAATGTTTCCGAGGAATGAGCCCATATCGGTCCATGCGGATTGCCAAATGGCGCTGACCTCATTGAGTGAGGAAGTAAAAAGGTTTTTAACCGTGTTGAAGGTGGCCGTGAAGAACGTAACGATGCCATTCCAGATTGTCGCGGTATCGGTTGCGATGAGATCCCAATTGGAAACGACAACGCCAACAATAACTGCGACAACCGCGGCTATCGCGATCGCGAGACCGCCAAATGCAGCGCCTATCGCGACGACAGCGATGCCGACGACTGCTAACACAGCCACCAAAGCGACGAAGGCCAAGGTGCCCGCGATAATCGCTTCGGTGAGTTTAGGGTGCTCTTCCGCCCATGCGGTGATGGCTTGGATGATGGGCTCTAAATCCTTGGCAAGAGCGTCGAGCGCGGGCAAGAGAATATTGCCGATGGTGGTGCCGGTTGCCACGAGTTGATTTTCAAGTTGCGTGAGCGGTCCGCCCTCGGCAGTCGCAGCCGTCTGGGCCAAGCCTCCGACTTGGGCATTGAGCGCCTGCAATATAACGGCGTCGGCCTGAGAAGTATCGCCCACCGTGGCGAGATTCTTGATCATTGTCACAGTCGCTGCGGGAATATCGACGCCCGCTTGTCGTTGGAGCTGCTGCAATCCTGCGACGGGGTCGTTGAGCGCATTCGTGAGGATCTTCATCGCGTTCGGCATATCCGCCGTGGCCGATCCGGTGAACTGCTGCATCTTCGTCGCGAGGTCTGCGGACAGGATTGTCAACTGCTCGTAGTTCGGCGCGAGATTCTGGAACCCTAAGACTACCGCTTCGGAGGAAAGTGCTTGCTGCTGGCTGAACAGTGTCGTGGACTGGATCTGCTGCGCATAATCCTGAACCTGCGAAAGGGGAACGGACGAGCCGATATTTTTGAGTTCCTGCGAGATGACCGCGGAGGTCTCGTCCCACTGCTGGGCGGACGCCACCGCGTCGCTCACGGCGCTCTCTATCGCGTAAAATGCGATGCCAGCGGCCGCGCCGACCGCCGCGAAGCCGCCGGCAGACGTAGTCGCTGTTTCTTCCGAAGACGCAGCAATTTCAGCATTGGCCTCCTCGATGACGGCGGAGGCTTCCTGAAACGAAATACCTTCGGAGATGATAAGCTCCTGAATCTCCGCAACGTCGGTCTGCATGACCTCGGCGAGAAGGTCGACGGACTGCTGTTGGGAGAGCATCGCGTTCTGAATCTCGCCGGTAACCTCATTGATCGTGAGGCCAACAGATTCGAATGAGTCGTCCGTAGCGGCGGCCGATGCCTCTGCGGCTTCGGACATCTGCGCCATGGATTCGCTCACCTCATCAAAAGAAGCTGATGCCTCATCGATGGCAGAGATTACGATTTCGAGGTCGGATTCCATGAACGATTAGGACTGGAGATACTTTTGTGCGGCATCGTAGACCGCTTTGCGTTGCTTGGCGCGATTATGTACGGCAATCCCCAACAACGCGGCGAACCCGATTGGGCCGCCTACAAATACGAGCAGAATAAGAAATGTTTCCATTGCAAATGATTGATTCTTCGACCTTGCGACGCCTTCACTAAGCCATAGCTACGAAGAAAAAGCAAGGATCACCCCTTGGCCTTTCGGTTCGTCTCCTCCGCTTCGCTTTGAAACATTCGCAAGAGATTCGTGACAAACCATTGCGGTTGGGATCGGTATTGCTGCCAATCCCAGCCCATGCGCGAACAAAGGAGGACGGCTTTAAGCTCAATCGGAAGGTAAGCACGCCCGAGAGCGAAGAAATCGTGCCAGATCAGCTCTGAGCTTGATCCTTCGCCTCCGTAAAATCCCCGTCAATGAGCTTCTTAATTTCCCTCTGAAGGAATGTGTAATCAGCGATGGGGAGTTCCCTGAGCTTTGCGGAGATGTTCTCTTTCGCGCCATCGATAGAGACGATCGCGATTTCAGAGATTTTGGTTGCGAGCGCGGTCTTCGAAAGGCCGTTTTTCTCGCTGTCTTCGTTAAGGTCGAGGAATTCGCCGGCGGTGATGTACTCCTTCAATTCAACTGCGACGCCGGAAGGCGTGGTGACTGTTTTTGTTTTGCTTTCTGACATTATGGTGAGGATTTTGGTTGATTTTCGACCTACGCGCTCGTCGCGGCGGTGTTTGTGGTCACGATATTCAACATCTCACTGTTGGCCGTAGAATACGTACCCTTCCACTTAATGGTTTGGTATACGAGATCTTTGACCTTGATCGGCCGAGAGATGTCCGTGAAGTAGACCTGATCGAGCGTGATGTTCACGGTCGGATGCGACGGTACGACGCCGATACTGACATCCGTGTTCTGCAACACGATCGAGAGCGCCTGCGGCACGTTCGGCGTGGCGAGCGCGACCGTTTTGAAGTCGGCCTCGTTCTGCCAGATGGCCTCAAGCTGCCCCGTGACCGCGAATTCCTTGTTGAGGTAGTCGATCGGGGCGATACTGCCGAGCACGTCGTCATCTTCGATATTCGCGTTGATGGAGAGCTTGGCCGATTTGAGCGCAATCGCGGTCGCGCCGGAGAGTCCGGAGACCGAGGTCGCATACTTGAACGTCATGTACTGCGGGAGGAAGCGGTTCTCCGCAGCGATTGAAGGGCTGAAGGAGGACTGGGAGGCGCCTTTTTGCGCCTTTACGGAGAGAGAAAGCTCCGCGAACTTCTTGAGCTCCACGTCGAGGTCCATCTTGTGGATGACACCCAGCGCGTGGGAATAATCGACGCCCGAAAGCGGATCGTGGATGAAGAGCGTGAGTGACTGATGCTGCGCCGATTCGGCGACCGTTGCCTTGTGGTCGTATACGGTGGTCTCACCGGAGTGCGTGCTGTCTGCGCTCGCGCCGAACATCGAATACAGAATGAGCGGCAAGCTGAGATCGGTCATCGGGACTTTCAGCGTGCCTTCCGCCCAGTTCTTCGTGCGGAACTGGCCTACGGAATCTTCGATGATGCCGAATGCCTCGTCCTGCGTGACGTTCTCGTACTTTTCATCGAGAGATGCATCACTGAAGGGAAGCCAATGGTTGGCGGACGATATAGCCGTGCCACGCGTCACTTCTTTCGCGATGCCGATACTGAACCGTCGCCCTATGCCTTTTGCTGCCATAGTTAATCGTTCTTGGTTTCTGATTCATCGACCTTTTCCTCCGGATTCACCGGCTTCCGCTTTGCGAGATAGATTGCGTGCGCGTCCTCGCGCGTCGCCGCGCGGATCGTGATCGCCTGATACCCGTTCGCTTCGGGATAGAAATAGTCGTTCTCAAGAACTGACGCAGCGCGGGAATATGACGGCTGCACGTCCTTGTTGGCCGTCTCTGAACCGTCTATTTGTTTATTGGTTTTGTTGGGAATATCCACGAATGTGGTGATGAGATTTATTGCACTGCGGCCGGTACGAGGGCCTTTGCCTTAAGCGTAACGTACGCTGTTACATATGTCACGTTGTTGCTACTCACAGGTCCGGGAGGATCAAGAATCGCGGGATTCACGCCTCCCACGGCCATTCCTTGAAGCGTCACGTCGTTATCGAACACCTGAAGAACATTGTCGATGAGACCCTCTAAATAGGTCGGATCGGTCTTCGGGAGGTTATCAGGGGTCGTGACGACCATGATGTACCACGTATATTGGCGAAGGTTAGTTGCGACATCCTCGTATTCCGACGCGGCGACGGTGGGCGGGATAACGAGCGCTGCGGGGAATTTTCCCCACGTGCGGTCGAGCGGATTGAGCTTTGTGAAATCGTCCGCTGCGACGGACCCGAGCGCCCCTGAAGCAACGAGCGACTGAAGATCATCGATTATCGCCTGCTTGAGATTTTGAGCGAAGGTTTTATCCATTGGCTTGTGCGGCGATGGCCTCGTTTACCTGATTGAGCGCTTGGACGAAAAGCGTCTCGATGTCCGGCTGCGCGGCGGCGACGATCCGCTCCATGAACGGATTTGCTTTTGTTCCGGGGTGATGAACGAGGGGACCGAAGACTTGCCCGGTAGCCGTGTTCGCAAGGACGCGTTTATTTACGGCCTTAATCTCGTGCGGACCCGTCCCAAACTCTACATACGGGGCGTAGCTCGCGCGCGGATACCAACGGGCCATGAGATTCCCCACTTCGAACGCCCAGTTCTGCACAAGGTATCCGGTCCTTACGGGAACAGTGGCCGCGGTCGTGAACTTGGCGAGGACCGCCTGAGCCGCAACCACGGCGCGCTGGATGATCGGCGTCGAAATCGCAGGATATTGTGCGAGCGCCTCTTGGAGCTGCGGAAGCTGGGGTATGGATACTTGGAAGGTTGCTCCGGGCATGGGTTTAGAAAATATTGCCGACGCGACGGTAATTGTTAATGACGTTCAAATCGAATGCGTCGAGGCTGTCCTTCCACGAACTCGTCGCGCCCTGAATCGCTTCGCTGAGTTGCCCAGCGCTCTTTTTGCGTTTGAAGATTCTGACGACGAGGTTTTCGCACAGGTTCGTGAGATCGGCGGGAAGCTGGTGCGTCGCTCCGTCGCCGGCGTTCTGCCAGTTCACGGGGTATCCAGCGACATATGTCGCGCGGATCATGTTGTTGTAAAGCCCCGGAATCGAGCCGTAGACGCGGATGATGCCCGCCCTCCCCATCTGGTCGAGCTCATATTGATCCTGAATGAAGCTCGTCCAGTTCGGCATGCTAGGGGTCCCGGAACGCCACTGGAAAGAAATGAGGCCGGAGATCTCGAACACTGCGCCGCTTTGCGTAACGCTCGCAGGTTGGCTCATCGTGAGCGCACCGTTGCTGCCGACGGTCGCGACGGTCGTCCCTTGAGGGAACAGTCCCTGAATGTTGTAGAGCGGCATTCCGGCGACGATGCCGGTGTAGGGTGCAACGGTCACGTTAGTTGATCCCTGCGTGAGATTGCCCGTGACGATCAAATAGGTGACCGGGGAGTTTCTTAACACGAGCCGCTCCTGTTTTCTTCCTTGAGCGGTGTAGACCTCGTTCGTGTACGTCTTCTGCGCGAAGTGGCCGTCATTCGGATAAGACTCAAGGCCGGTCTTGCCGCACTCACGCTCGATGAAGTCCGTGGCGCCGTTAATCATGCGCATCAAAGCCGCATCGTTGTCCGGGATGATAATGTCGAGACGATCCTTTACACGCTGAAGAACTGTAAGCGCCCAAGGATAGACTTTTTCTTGAGTACTCATGCTAGTAATTAAGAATGAAGCCAGCCGGAGCGACGATGTTATCCGGCCTGCCTAGCGTGCGAGGAATTAGGTCGTGGCAGAATACGCAAAGCGTGATGCCGTTCTCAATGACAAATCGAAGGCGTGGAAAGTGAGCCCATGGGTAAATATGATGACCATTGAATGGGCCTGATTGTGTACCGCATCCAAAACAGCGGTACCCATCGCGCGTAAAAACCGCTTTACGCCATTCACGAGCCTCAATTCCTTTACGCACGAGTCTATTGATGGTTGTCTTTCCACCTTGCCAGAGATAACTTTTCGCACCACGTTGGGCGTCACCGATTGTTCGCTTTTGTTCTGGTGAGTATGTATGCCCGAGCAATGCACAATGCCTGCTACAAAATAATTGCTCTGGATGAGCCGTCGTCTTCTGTTTCCCACATCGTTTGCAGGTAATGATTACCGGGTGTTTGGGTTTAACACCTTTCATTGCAATGCTTATCTTTTTGCGTGTCTCCTCGGTGTGAGGACGACTCTTTCCCATACCAGCGCAATGGAGGCTGCAATACCGCCCGCGAGTGTGACCGGTTGTAAATGGCTCTCGGCAGTATTGGCAGAGCTTGTGATAATTCGTCATTGATTCGAGGGATCTTCCCTCGTGTCGTGGCCCTTACCTCACCGGAAGGGCCACGGGAACGAAGGTTCGAACTAGGTGTTCGAAACGTTCGAATCGACCGGCAATTGGCCGTTGTTGCCGAGAACAATCTGGGCAAAGCCGAGGATCGCCGGGGACGTGCCGCCGGTGAACGCCGGGGTGATAACCGTCCGAAGGTACTGCTTCCGATTAAGGTTGAGGCCTTCGATGCGGGCGACATTCTCCGCCGCCGCGCTTTCGCAGTTCAGCGTGAAGCCGATCACCGTTCCGGTGTTGTCGAGCGCATTCGCATAGGTGCCGCCGCTCGTCGCGCACTCTTGGAGCGTCACCACGAGGGCCGCCGCCGAAGGAGAGCCCGACGTTACCGCGCCATAAGCGTAGATCACGGCATTGTCCGCGCCCTCGGTGTTGACGGCGCTCCCGTCAACGGCGGTTGAGCCGCTGAAGGATTGCGGTGCGAGAGACGTACCGCCGACGATCTTGGTGTCGTCGTAAGGATTGTTGCGCATTGCAATTGTGTTGTTGGCCCCTGCCTTCCCTCGACTTTAATCGGAAGGGACGAAACGCTGGCGCGCTTCGACGGGCGGTTTATTTTTCCATCCCCGCCCGGTCGCGCCGAGGAAATGGGCGCAGACCGGGAAGGGGGTTCACGAAACTACGAAGCCGCCGTGTAGATGACGGTGAACGCTTTGGGGAGCACGACCACGAATGCGTGGCGGTGCTTGTAGACGATGCCGCGCTGGTCGGCCAATGCGATCTCCTTGCCGCCGAACGTGCCTGACTCGAACTGCGCGACGCGGAGGTCGCCCTTGTCGCCGAAGGCGCACGCCTTGAGGTTGCCGAAGATGCCGAACGCGGTGTCCGCCTGAGAGCCGACGGTCGTCGCCGGGAGCCAGCGGTTCGTGAAGACCGGATAACCGGCCATCTCGCCCGCGGGCTTGATCGGGCCGCCGCCCGCTTCATCCTTCAGATTGCTGCCTGCGCCTGAAAGGAAGAGGAACGGAATGCCGGAACTCGAAGCGAGTTCTGATCGGACCGCTGCCCAGACAGTGCGGTGGAAGTACCACGCGGCGCCGTCCAAGATCGATTCCTCCAAGGTCGCGATGACGTTCGCGGCATCCGTGACCGGATTGAACTTCGCATACGTCGTGTTGCCCGAAGACAACGTGTACGTATTGACGTTCGCCGTGTTCATGATGCCGACGAAGGGACCGGTATAGGCCGTGCCTGCGACGGTGCCGCCGCCGACGAAGCCTTGCTGGTCGATCATGTTCGCGAGCGCCTCGCCTGCCATCGCCATGAGCCAGTCCGCGAGCTGCACCGAGGCATCGGCCAAAAGGTCGTTGCCGACGGTGAATGCGAGCTGCCACTTGCGGGCGATGAGGACCGCCTGACCGAACGTGAGTCCGGTGACGGTTCCCGGAAGATCGACGCCGACATACGAACCGGTAAGGAAGGAGCCGGTGTAGTTGGGGATGCCCAACTCATCGGTCTTCATCGGCCACTTCTGCGCTTGCTTCAGGATCGTACCGACCGAAGCG